TTACAAGCAGCTGAAAGTTTTTGTGCTGGTGCTTCAAGTACAACAAGGGGTGTTATTACTGGTGGTAATGCTGGTGGAGACGCACCTGCAGCTACTGGTCCAGAAGCAACAACACATCTAATAACTCTTGCCACGCTAGGTAACGCAACAGATTTTGGTGAAATGGTTACTGCAAAAAATCAAAATACAGCTTGTTCTAATAATGTAAAAGGTATTGTGACAAACGGACAGGCCACACTTTCAAACGGTTCTTATGAACAATTTAATATCGCAACGACAGGTAGTTTTTCAACCTTTGGTCAATTAACTGCTGGTAGATTTTTTGAAAGAGGTGCAGGAAGTCAAGTCGCACAAAGAGGTCTATTTGGCGGTGGTGCTAATCCTAGTAATACCAATGTCATAGACTTTTGTAGTTTTGTATCTGGTTCAAGTTTTTCAGATTTTGGTGATCTATCTGCTGCTAAAAAATCAGCAGAAGGATTAAGTAATAACGCAGGTGGTATAGGTGGTTCATATCCTGATCTAGTACAAAGACCATCTGTCACTTATATGCCTGGGTCAGGAAGAGGATTATTTATGGGAGGTGAAGAACCTGGTTATGTAAATAAAATAGAAAAAATAACAATATCAACTTTAGGTGGGTCAAGTGATTTTGGAGATTTAACTTCCGTTAAAGGGCGTGTGCCTGCAGGTTTAGCTAATATAACAAGAGCTGTTTGTGCTGGTGGAAACACATCACCTTCTACACTTGCAACCATAGATGCTTTTGAAATAGCAAGTGAGGGTAATGCTCAAGATTTTGGTGATCTAGCAAGTGTTGCTCAAAATAGCAAAGGCACTTCAAGTCAAACAAGAGGTATAATTAATTTAGGTGATGTTAGTGATAGTGCCGTAGATACTATTGAATATATTACTATTGCTAGTGTTGGTAATGCTGCTGACTTTGGTAATTTAACTACTACAGCTAAAAATCACGCTGCATTTAGTTCACCTACAAGAGGAGTTGCTGCTGGTGGATATGGTGGTTCTCCTGCAGGATATTTAAATATTATAGATTACATAACAATTGCTTCAACAGGTAATGCTACAGACTTTGGAGATTTAACGGTTGCAAGAAATTCTTTAGCAGCAGGATCTTCTTCTGTAAGAGGAATATTTTCAGGAGGAGGAGATGCTGGTAGTGATTATAATACAATTGATTATGTAACCATAGCTTCAACAGGAGACGCTACTGATTTTGGTGATTTAACTGCTGCTAGAGGAAATAATATGGGTTTAAGTAGTAATACTAGAGGAATTTCTGGAGGAGGAGCTGGACCAAGTAATTCAAATGTAATTGATTATGTTACCATAGCTTCAACAGGAGACGCTGCTGATTTTGGTGATTTAACTGCTGCTAGACAGCAAGGACATGGTGCTTCAGATTCACACGGAGGTTTACAAGGTTAAAAAAGACTTATAAATATATTATATAATATGATGAAAGGTTAAATAATGAAAAAAGATGAATTGATAATGGTGTTTCCTACACCAGTTCAAATATACAAATACGAAAACAATATAGAAAAAGAATTAAAACACATTGAGAGTTTAGAGTGGAAAGCACAACCTGTTAATGGTAATTTTAGATCAGCAGATTCTTATTTAACAAAACATGAACAATTACAAAAAATAGTTTTATTTTTTAAAGAGTGTATAGATGATTATTGTAATACAATAGTTAATTCAGATCAAAGACTAATTATAACTCAACTATGGGGAAATAAAAATCCAAAAGGTTCTAAACATCATGAGCATGTTCATCCTAATAGTATTATAAGTGGTGTGTTTTATTTAAGACAAGATCCTAAATTACCACCAATACAATTTTCTAAATCTAATCAGCATGGTATGAAGTTAGATCCTAAAAAATATAATTTATATAATGCTGAAACATTTATGTTACCTTGCATAGCAGGAGAATTAATATTGTTTCCTTCTGATTTAAGACATAGTGTTCCTACAAATATGGGTGAAGAAGAAAGAATAAGTTTGTCGTTTAATACTTTTAGCGTTGACGCATTAGGTAACGAAGAAACTTTAACACATTTAGATTTAAGAAGTTTAGTAAATGAATCAAAATTTAAAATTATTGTTAATAAGGAAAAAAATATATAATGAATAAAATTGAAGATTATATTATAGTTAAAAATACTATACCAAAAGAAATATGTCAATCATTAATTAATGAATGTAATACAAAAGAATGGCGAAAACACGAATGGAATAATTACACTACTGGAGAGTTTTCATCTGAATCCACAAAAGAATTAGATGTAATGGCTTGCACAAAAGAACAACAAAACAAAGTGACGCCTGCTCTTGTTCAAGCGTTAGACGAATATCAAAAAATTTGTTCTTGGGAAGGTGAAAAAACAGGTAGTCAATGGTTAACAAAATTTAGTCCTATTCGTTTTAATAAGTATGAAGTTGGCACTATGATGAGAAGACATTATGACCATATACATAGTATTTTTGATGGTAAGATGAAAGGTGTTCCTATTGTATCTATTGTAGGAAATCTAAATGAAGAATACGAAGGATCAGAATTTCATTGTAGAGGTAAAGAAATTAAATTAAAGACAGGAGATATATTAATGTTTCCGTCTAATTTTATGTATCCTCACGAAGTCACGGAATGCACAAAAGGCACTAGATATTCGTTTGTTAGTTGGGCGTTTTAAATATATTATAAATATAAGAAAAGATTTAATATATAGGGATTTGACTAATGGCAACAATACAAAATATCACTATTGACCAAGATTGCGATTATACAGAAACTTTAACAGTAAAAGATTCTACTGGAACTGTTGTAGATTTATCTAACGAAACAATAACTGCTACTATGAGAAAGACGCATTTGTCTGCTACCTCATATGATTTTACAACTGCTAAAGTTAGTGCTAGTGATGGAACTTGTTCTATTACTATGACAGACGCTGTAACAGCAACTCTTACTGAAGGTCGGTATGTGTGGGATTTAACAACAACTGATTCGTCTGGTTTAATCACTAGAAGAATTGAAGGAAGAGCAACGGTTACTCCAAGCGTAACCAGATCGTAATATGTCAACTAAAAAATATTTACAAAATGGTAAATGGCCAGGACTTCAACCAAAACAAAAAGTAAAATTGCAACAGGTTGAAGGTGATTTAGAAATTGATGTAGATATTGAAAAACAAATAACACAATTACAAGAAGCAAGACTAGAAGGTAAATTAGAAAAACCAAAACAACTATCAATTGATCCTGAAAAACAACTAAATGAATGGCACCTTGAAAAAGGATTAAAAACTTTTCTTGCTAATGTAGAATTTGAAAAAGAAGATTTAGATAAAAAGATAAAAGAAGAAGACGCTAAGATTTCTGCTTTAGAAGAATTGTTTGGTGGTTTAAATAAACCAAAAACAGAAAAAGAAATAGAGATAGAAAATACTGAAGCAATTTCTGAAACATCTTTTAATAAAATATCGGAAGAAGATAAAAAAGAAAGAGAACAAGCTAGACTAAAAGCATTAGCTGTTTTATTTGAAAAAAATATAGTAAAAGAGAAAAAAGAAAAAGAAGAAGATAGACTAAAAAGATTAGAAGAAGAAAGAAAACAAAAATTATTAATTGATTCTGGTTTAGAAAAACCAAAAGTTACATTAGATAAAGAAGTAATTAAAGAGCAGAAGTTAGCAAGAAAAAAAGTTGAAGAAAAGTATGGACAAGCAGGTGCTTTAGCAGTTGAAGGTTTATTAAAAGCTTCTCATAAAGAAATTGAAGAAGATCCTGAAATTGTTGATAAAGTACTTTCTCATATTTCAGAAATGAAAGTTGCTAATGAGTTAGACAAAGACAAGATGAAGTCTTTGAGATCAATTGACACATTAGAAAAACTAACTAAAGAATTTTTAAACTTTAAAAATTTAACTTCTATTCAACTTTCTACTGTTGGTGGTGGATTAGATCCAAATAAAATATCAGCAAATTTAATGCCAACAACAGGAGGAACTTATGATTTAGGTTCTTCTGCAAGACCTTGGCGTAAGTTATATTTAACTAGTGGTTCATTAATTGTAGGTGAAAGTGAACTTACTGGTACAGAATTAGGATTATTAGATGGCATAACTGCAGGTACAGTTGCTGCTAGTAAAGCAGTGGTTGTTGACTCTAACAAAGATGTATCAGGATTTAGAAATGTAGTTATTGCTGGGGATTTAACAGTACAAGGTACAACTACTACTGTGGAATCTACAACGGTTAATATACAAAATGCGTTTGTGTTTGAAGGTGCAACAGATGACGCACATGAAACAACATTAACAACGATTGAACCTACTGCTGATAGAACAATTAAGTTGCCAAATGTTTCAGGAACTATACCTGTTTTAGCAGCCGAAAGTTCAACTGCTATTACAGCAACACCTGCTGAGTTAAATTATGTAGATGGTGTCACAGGTAATATACAAACTGCTTTAGACGCAAAAGCAACAAAGGCATTTGCAATCGCACAAGCAGTCGCATTAGGATAAACTAAATAGTATTATAAGGAAAAATTATGGCTAAACCAAATACAAGATCAACATTAAAAGATTATTGCTTAAGAAATTTAGGTAAACCTGTAATTGATATAAATGTTGACGAAGATCAAATAGAAGATAGAATAGACGAAGCAGTACAATATTTTTGTCAATATCATACAGATGGTGTTGAAAGAATGTATTTAAAATACAAGGTAACTGCTGATGACAAAGTTAGATTAAGAAAAAATAAAGAATTTAATGTTATTGAAAAAGGCACATATGCTGATAACATAGAATTAGAATCTGGTACAAATACTGTATTAGAAGGTGATGGTGATTTAATAAAAGAAGATGGTACACCTTTACATACAGAAGACTCAACAATAGTGGAAACAACTTACGAAGAAACACAAAACTATTTGGTAATACCAGACGCTGTAATAAGTGTAATAAATATATTTCCTTTATCTGACAGAGCAAACTTAAATATGTTTGATGTTAGATATCAATTAAGATTAAATGATTTATATGATTTCTCATCTACAAGTATTGTACACTATGAAATGACAATGCGTCATTTAGATTTTTTAGATCACATACTAGTAGGAGAAAAACCAATTAGATTTAATGCATTATCAAATAGATTGTATATTGATATGGATTGGCAAGAAGATATAGACGCTGACGAATATTTAATTATAGAGTGTTATAGACAATTAGATCCTGCTCAACATACAAATATGTTTAATGATATATATTTAAAAAGATACACTACTGCTTTAATCAAAAAACAATGGGGACAAAACCTATCAAAATTTAATGGTACGGCAATGTTAGGTGGAGTGACACTTAACGGACCTGAACTATTTTCATCAGCAGTAAGTGAGGTTCAAAAACTAGAAGAAGAAATAAGATTAAATTACGAAGAACCTCCACATATGCAACAAGGATAAAAACTAAATGCCAACAAATGTTTATTTTGACACTGGCACAACTTCAGAACAAAGATTATACGAAGATTTAATTGTTGAACAACTGAAGATATATGGCCAAGATGTTTATTATTTGCCACGAAAATTGGCAAACAAAGATACTATATTTGGCGAGGACCCAGCTTCATCTTTTGATGACTCTTATATAATAGAAATGTATGTAAATAATACTGATGGATATATGGGCGAACAGGAGATAATTAAAAAATTTGGTTTAGAATTGAGAGATGATATTAAGTTTACCGTTTCAAAATTGAGATGGGAAAATTTAATTAAAAACAATAGTGATTTAGTTGCTGAAAGACCACAAGAAGGTGATCTAGTTTATTTCCCTACAACAAATGCATTTTTTGAAATACAATTTGTTGAACATGAGCAACCGTTCTATCAACAAAGTGCTTTACCTGTTTATAACTTATCTTGTACTAAATGGGAGTATGCTTCTGAAAGACTTGATACTGGTATTACAGCAATTGATAATGTTGAAGATTCATTATCTACTGATACAATGAATTTCCAATTTACACTAGAAGCAGAAACAGGATCAATTGTATTAGAAAGTGATATAGGTGAAACTAACTATATGATTAATGAAAGCTTTACAATGGCAACTCAACAACCTGTTGATACTGGAAAAGCATTTGAAGAAAAAGCAGGAACAACAACATCATCTACAGCAGATGATATATTAGATTTTAGCGAAAGAAATCCTTTCGGAGAGGTTGATGATTATTAATGTTTGGACAACACTTTTACCATAAACAGATAAGAAATGCTGTAATTGCATTTGGTACAATATTTAATAATATTAATATTAGGCGTACAGATTCTAGCGGGAATCCTTTACAAGTAATTAGAGTGCCTCTTTCATATGCACCAAAAGAAAAATTTATAGCAAGGTTAGATCAACAAGCAGATTTAACTGGAGACGATTCAAAAGTGGCGATTACTCTACCTCGTATGTCCTTTGATGTCACTGGTTATGCTTATGATCCTAGTCGTAAGTTAAATAAAAATCAAAGAATAAGTGTTGCTAAAAATACAAGTGGTGATGAAAAAACTTTAAACACACAATATATGCCTGTGCCTTATGATGTAAGTTTTGACTTAAATGTTTTTGTTGCTAATTCAGATGACGGTCTTCAAATTGTAGAACAAATACTTCCATACTTTCAACCTGACTATACGGTAACTATGATTATGGATAGAAGTTATATGGATACAAAAAGAGATATTCCTTTTATATTAGAAAGTGTTGATTACGAAGATAGTTATACAGGTGCATT